ACCAACGCACTAAATTTGCGCTATTCCAACGACCTTTAGACTGATATTCAGTCCCGTTTTTGTATACGCCTGGAGGAATTTGTAGTGGAATGTAAGCCATGTTCGTATTCTATTGCGTAGGTAGGTTGGAGACAAAGCTCATTGTGACAATAGCTGATGGCACAGCAGGTCTAGTTGGGCTTGTGCTTGTCCCAAAATGCTCAATACTTACACCAGTATTTTCAGTTCTCCACATAATTTCAATGTAATCGTTTGAATTCATACTTACAAAAAAATTCAATGAAGCAATGATATGGCTAGGGTCGCCAGTACCTTTTCTTGCTACCAAGTGAAATCTGCTGTTTGAGTTGTCAATGTTTGTGCCATTTTTTCTAAACCAAATATCCACATCTTGACCATCGTTTGTGGTGTTTTTTAGTTGAATGGAAAACTGCAAATTCCAAATTCCATAATCAGCTACAGTAATTCTAGATCCACTAGCTATTGTCACACCATTACTAAAGTCTGTAGTATTGAATGTAACGGCATAAGCAGTTGTGGTATTGGCGGCAACTTGGTCTGTAGAGTCTTGAAAAGCCCCATAAGGGTTATTTAGGTACTTGCCACCCATTGGGCCAAAAACAGACTGTAATGAATTAACTAACTTGGTAAAAAACAACCTTAAAAGTCCATTATTTTGATTCTGTAGACTTTGAGAATAGACAATTCCTGATGTACCCAAAGAAGGTATAGCAGGAATATCTAATTGTTGTTTTACATTAGCCATTACTTTTTAAGCCATGTCTGCCAAACAGCACCAGCAGCCATAATTAAAGCACCCACCCATAGAATAGGCTTGGCAGCAGAGGCAACCCAACCTAATACTTTAAAAGCCCCGTCAAGAGCCTTCAAAGCATCCACCAGACCACTTGTGTTCTTGTCTATGGAATCTACTTTAGTTTCAACTGCAAGCAGTCTTTCGTAGATTTGGCTATGGGTGACTTCTTCTGTCATGGTTTACTCTAGTTCTTGAATTTGTGCAGAAATTACATTCATTTGTGCAAGCAATTCTTCTTTAGTTAGCGTAAATGTTTTTTCTGCTTGAAGTGCAACGTAAGAAACGGGTGCAAAGTCGCCATCTACCACATCGCTGATTTCACCTTGACCAATAACAGTAAAAGGTAAATCTGATGGGCCATCAACTCGGTAGCGGTCTTCAAGAACTTCAACTGATTCGTAAGGGCCAAATTTGCCAGAGGCGGTAATAATCTTTTTCATGATAAGGTTTGCTTTCTTATTAGAATCGTTGATGAAGTTCCACCTTGAGCATCAGGAGTACCCCAAGTAATTGCTTGAGAAATCGGATCATTCCAAAAAGCATACGCACTAATAGTTTGTTGAATTTTACCAGGATATACCCCATCTATTGAAACTAAAAATGGCGCAGTAGTTGATGCAATACAAGTTTTTCCAGATGATGTTCTCATGCTAATACTTTGACCACCAGAACTTTGCGGTAGGCCTGATAATGGCGATCTATACCTAGAGTTATTAATTGCCATGGGAAATGAACTTGAAACAATATTCTGCAATATTTTTTCAGTTACCGCATCGCCAGATGACGATCCAATAAGGGCGTATAACGAATTATTTGCCGTTTGACTTGCAAATAACATTTTTTCTGATGACAGATAACCAACAAATGAGCCAGCAAAAGGGACTGTGATTGGCGTACCAACTGTTATTGTGCCTGCTGTATCTGTTGCAATGCTAATTTGGTCACTTGCACCTGTTCCGCTTAAGATGTACGCTGTATTTCCAAACACTTGCATTTGAGGCGCAAATGTTGTAATACCTAAAGTATTGGAGGCTAATGAAATTGATGCAGTTGTTCCAGCAATAGATACAAGTCCAGCATATCCATTTGTATTTCTAAATAAAACTAAATATCTGCCAGTATTTAATGCACCAGTTACAAATTGATTATTATTTACTGTCGTGGTTGCTTCTGTGCCTCCAGTTAATGTAGTACCGCTAACAGTAATTGGGTATGCGTAAAGTACTGTTGCAGATGCACTAAAACTTAAAAGTATTGAACTGCTGTGTGCATACGAATGATTGTAAGTGGCACTATTACCATTCGGGTATGATAATTCAGAACCCACAGATGGTGTTGAACCGCTTACTGTGATTGCTAAAAACCTTGGTGATGACGGAGAGTCATATGTAAAATTTAAAACATAGCTTGAACCAACAGTTACTAATCTAGTGTTAGATGGAATTAGTTGACTATTTGCAGATAGTGTAGTTGCCAATGCCGTTCCAACAGTAATTGTGCTACCGCTGATAGTTAAGACAACAGATTCTAAGGCTGTGGTGCTATTTTCTAATGAACAAACCAATACTTGTGTTGTTGATATTTTTGCCAATGCAATATTGCTGACAGCGGGTAAACTTGCTGTTCTAACAAGAACGGGTGTTCCAAAAGTATCAGTGCTTGCGTTGTAAACGACAGCATGAGCCGAAGCGTCTGAATTTAATATCATCAATCTATTTGTACCATCCAAATCAACAACTTGCATTCTTATTTGTTGATTTATAGTGGATAGCTGTGTTGATGTAGTTAAAGAATAATCAACAAAAGATAAGTCAGTACCAAATGGGCCAGCACTTGATGCAGCCCAAGTAGGTGCACCAGCCCCGTTTGATGTTAATATTTGACCGCTTAAGCCAACAGATGTGTATGCTTGTGCTGTGCCTGTGCCATAAACAATACCGCCAGCCGTAGGTGTAGCAGTTGTGTTTGTACCCCCGTTTGCAATTGGAAGCGTTCCTGTGACGTTGGTAGTCAAGTTGGTAAATGTGGTTGAAGTTGTCCCCGTACCACCATTGGCAATAGGCAAAGCCGATCCAGATCCAATGCCAACTTGGGAAAAATCCCAAGATGCCGCTGTAGTCCCGCTTGTTAAGATGCAGGTAAATAAAACTGTAAGGCCAGATGAAATTGTCGTAATTGCATTTGCGCCACTTGACTGAACAGTCAAAATGCCAGTTGAATTATTTTCAATTAAATAACCCATTCCCAAAACCAAAGTGCTTGTAACGGGCAAAACAATTGTTTGAGTTGTTGTGCCAGTAAAGAATTGCTTTTGAGTGCTTGATGCTGTTAGTGTTGTAGTACCTGCAGCAGTTGCAGTTGTCGTATAACCAGTTAAATTAGCAATTGCTAATGGTCCAGTAGCCGATCCAGTACCACCCTTTGCAATCTTTAATACAGGTCCAGTATCAAATAATCCATCAATAGAGTCTAGATCAGTATTGATCTTTGTACCCCATGTATCGGTAGATGCCCCGACTTCTGGTTTTGTAAGACCTAGGTTTGTGGTTGTTGTATCAGCCATTTTTCACCTCATGCGGCAATTTGCCAAGATTCACTATTATCAGCAACTGTAGACCAAATTTCATTGGTATCTGCAATTGCATCCCATGTTTCTGATGAATCAGATATTTGAGTCCAGGTTTCTGCTGTATCAGAAATTGCATCCCATACCTCTGATGTATCACTTATAGCTTGCCATTTATAGACTCCATCAGCAGTCATGCTTGAAGTGCTAACTATAAATAACTGACCCTTTTGTATCGTTGATCCAGTAATAACTAAACTACTAGTTCCAGTTACATCTAATCTTTCGCTCACAATGACTTGTGATCCAACTGTCATTACAGACTGATCTGCAACAGACATACTTGCAAATGCTATTCTAATAGCATTGACTGACATCTGACTTGTATCAGATACTGCAAAAGATCCATTTGTTAGTTTACTTCCAGTAATAGAAACAGATGAAGTATCAGATATAGAGGCCTCACCTGTTGCTACTCTAATTCCAATAACAGAAACAGAACTACTATCTGATATTGCTACAGAACCTGATATTGATCTGTTCGCTGAAATTGAAACAGAGCTAGTTGCATTTACAGCAAAAGCTCCATTTTTTACTTTATTGCCAGCAACACTTATGGTACTTACATCAACAATTGATAAAGCACCACTTGTTGTCTTCTGACCATCTATAGAAACAGAGCTAGTATCGGAAACGTCTAATGCACCAAGACTTACGCCACGGGAATAATTTCCTCCTCCGTAATATCCTAGTCCATAGGCAGCCATATTAGCTCAATGTAATGGTCAAACTTGAAGCAGGAATTCGAAACACATCGCCATCATTAATTGTTCTTGCGGTAGTCAAAGGCGCCCAAGCAAGCATATTGCCAGCAGTAGAGGCATCAAAAATAGCCGCCCACCCAACAGATCCCCAATTCCCACCAGATGCGGCAGCAAACTCAATTGCAGCGGCATTCGTAAATGTTGTGGCTGTTCCGCTACCAGAAATAGTACCTGCGGATACACGGGCATAACCATTACCAGATACCTCTGTGCCACCGCCAGTATCACTAGGTGCGGCAGTAAACAAGCCAACATACCAAGCCGTAGGACGGGTAACAGAACCTGTAGTAAACAGGTATGTTAGGGCAAGATTTTCGGTATAGTCGTTAAAAGATGACATTTTTTATCCTAAAGATCGGGCACGAACAATAGGTGTAGAAGCAACAGAAGCCCTTTGATCTGCTATTTCTATGTCGCCAAGTGAATTTGTATATAACGAACTCCACACGGCAAGACGATCATCGTCTTTCAAATATGGAGTTGCCTCAAGCAATGCACCATATAAGTACAAGTCTGGGGCGTAAGCAAGAAGCCAGTTGCTTGTGTTTGAATCACTCAATACTGGAATCTTACCATAGTAAGTTAATTCACCCGTATAACTACCATCGGGAGTTGGAATTACTTGAATTTGCGTTCCGATAATTGTATAAAACTGAGGCTTTCCAGTTGCAATATACTGTGTTGCAGTTCCATAATCACCTTGATTTTGAGTCACATATTGAAGATAGGTAATTGGATTTGTATTTAATTGGAATTCTTTAGCCTGTAGGAAATCAGCAGGAAAAGCAAAATATTGAGTATCTAAAGTAGCCGTAGCCCTTTTTACCATTTGCCTTACACGCAACTTACGATTGAACTTTGATTCAGCTAAAGTGATAAATGATGGAATGGCAGACGTAAGATCATCTCGGTTTAGATAATCCGCTATGGTAGTCTTCAACCCACTATATGTATCAAGTGCCATTTTCTACATCCCTACACATTAGTGTGTGTTCATGTTTGTACTCAAATGTGCCAATATGATGGATCTGCTTTGAAAGATCCTGGTCAACATAAGTTTTATGCCCATTCTGAGCAGCTCTACGGCAAAACCATACATCTTCACCAATATAGTCTTCCGCAGCGGGAACCCAAGGGATAGCAAACCAAGGATATTCCATAGATTTGTAGACTTCGGATTTAACGAGCATCACACCCATTCCGCAGTAGTCTACTTCAACAAGTCCTGTTGAATCGTCCTCAGTATATACCCGATTGATAAAAGTTGCATCCATATCTGGGGTATTTTTTTTCACCGCAATGGGTTCTGTAGGGAATCTACGCTTGGCATAGTTTCCACAGACAATACCCGTATCATGTGCCAGCAATCGGATAATTGAATCCTTTGGAAACCGCATATCGCTATCTAACCACAGGGTATGGGTGCATTCTGCTGCTACCGCATCCCTAGCCAAATCCTGACGTTGTGCTGACAATAAAGTGCCAGAACTAGTGTAGATCACTACTTTATGATTTGTTGTACCTACAGTAAATCCAACTAGTCTCGCCAAATCAAAAGCAAATCCAGAATTAACAAAGTCCCGTGTTGGGACTAATATCCCAATGGTCTTACTATCCATTAAACTTCTCCAGGTCTTGTGCGAAATGCACGATTATCAGGGTCATTGAGCCATCGTTTCATGTAGGCTTGGTCATCAAGCTTACCTTCTGCTTTCATTTGATAATACAAAGCCATAGGAATAGATGCAACATGGTGCATATCGCCCTTCCAATTAGCCTTCTCATCAAACGAATTAAATCGTTCTTTGTTTGCTTCTACTACATTTGTAGCATCAATAATTGTCTGAATGGTTGCCTCATCTTTTTCAGCATCGTAATGCCAAAGTTTCTGAGTCCCCATCTCTAGGTTTGTATCAAAGATTTTTGTAGTCATAAAAAAAAGGGTGGGTTATTAGCCCACCCAGTTGTTTCAGATTAGGTCTGAATTGTTGAGTTCAGGTCATAGACAGCGCCATGAGCCTTCTCGTTCTTGATCTTCAAGCCCCACTCACACAAGAGCATACGCTTCTCGGCATCACCTGTCTTAGCCAGTTCAACTGTCTGGAAGGGACGCAGATAGCAAACGCTTGCGTACTCAGGATCAAGCACAAAAACATCACGCTCACGTTGGAAGCGGTTAGCAACAATGCTCACGTTTCCAAAATCGGAAACATAAACATCGGCAGCGCCAATGATCGTTGAAGGTTTAGCACTTGTAACATGAAAACGCTGTGCAGCAATACCAGCCATCTTAGACAAGTTCTGTTTGTTAACAGGACCAGCCATAACGATAGATGGTGAGCCGCCTTCTGTCCACACCTTCTGAATTACGTCTTTCAGCAATGCTTCGCTGAATGAACGCAAGTTAGTAGTTGTAGCATCAGTACGAGCTGCATCAGGGATAGTGGTGTATGAAGGATCAGAACCACCAGAACCTTCACTTGTATTGGTCTTCAAGAAGGCCAACAAAGCGCCTGATTTACGGGCAGATGACGTAGAACCAGCGGCAGCGGCTTGGTTAGCCAACATTGTGGCCTCCATGTCACGCTTAATTTCCGCAGATTTTTTAGCCATTTGGTAGCTCAATTCTGAGCGACGACCTGCCTTGTCAACAGCTTCCAATGTACCAGCAATGATTACATCCTTACGGCTAATCTGGGTGTAGTTACCCAAACGAACTGTAGCTGTAACTGCTGTGAAAGAGGTGATGTCATCGCCCTCGATCTGTGCATTAGTTGTGATTGCAGCAGCCAAATCATCAGTCTGCCATTCAAAGAAAGTGTTGGTGACGTTCTCACGACCAACATTAGACATAAATGGAGTCTCTTCTGGAGAGATCTGATAAATGACGTTTGAAAGATCTTCCCGTACACCCTTTGCGTCAAAGCGGGTGTAGGTGTTTGTAATAGCAGCCATGTTAATTCCTTAAATAAATTTCTCGAAAAGGGATGCGGCATCTCTGACGCTTCCAGTTTGTGCAAGACGCTTTTTTGCGTTATTTAAATCACTCGACTTAGAACTCACGCTACCTGCTGAACCAGGAGTGACCATCTTCGGGGCTTTTTTAATCTTCGCTTGGAATTCTGGACGCTTACTCATCATCTGGTCATACTTCCACGCTTTGTGAAGCGCAAGCAATGCCCGTGAATCTGTAATGCCGTTCAGTTCCTGCTCTGAAAAACCTAAATTCTGACCATATTCCATTAAAGCTTTGCCTTCTGCCTTAGCCTTTTCAGGAGAACTCCATTCTGGAATTTTCTCTTTCAACCGAGACACCTCGGTAGCCATGACTTGTTGCAAAGTCTTTTGTAGTTCAGCTTGACGCATTTGGTTGAGCCTTTGTTGCTCTGCTTGAACCGCATATATCTGTTGTTGCCTACGCTGATGAGATGTCCATTGACGGGCATATTCAGTTGGGTCTTCAACTTCTAAACGATTCCAATCAGGCTCTGGAGGCTCAAACTCCTGCAATTTCTGCTGTAATTGTCCTAATATCTGAGAGTATTGTTCACGCTCTCCACGTACTTGCTGAAACTCAGACTCGACTAATTTGCGCTCTTCTGCTAGTTTCTGCGTTTTCCGTGTGTAGTCAGCTTCACGTTGATAACCTCGGATCAGTTCATCCTTGGGGACTTCGATTTCTTTGCCATCAACTTTGACAACAAACTTCTCATCCCTAGGAGCTTCTTCTTCGTACTCTTCGTCTTCGCCTTCTACTTCTTCGGAAGATTCCTCTGTTTCATCTTGCGTCTCCGCAGATTCCACTTCCTCAGACTCAGATTCGGGTTGCCCCTCCTCTGGTTGCGCCTCTGCACCAGTGTCAACACCCTCTTGGCTGTCTAGCATGGAAGCAAAGCTTTGCGCTGCTTGGTTTACTGTAATCGAACCGACTGCGTTTGCGTTATCGGACATATTTACCTCTTAGTTTAACAATCATTTGTTTGGGGGTCTTCCCCGTCTACGTACAAGGGCAACTTCTGCCATCTTGCCTGTATCCATAACAGAGCGTAGTTTTGCTCTCAGAATATCAACTGTTGTCAGAAGCAAGTAAGCTTGCTCTCTAACTGGACCTTCCATTAACTTGGAAGACCGAATCTCACGATAACAGTCATCTTCGATTTTCTTAAGCATTTCATTAAGGAGTTCATCCTCAAGAAGTAACTTAGCTCTATCTCCTCTTGCGAGGTTAATTTCTAAATCGTCCATTTACATCATTGGTTGTGGCTGTTGAGGGACTTGCGTCTGATTCATTGCAGCCTGTTGACGGATTAATTCTCGGTCTGTATTCATTGCGGCATTAATTTCCGCACTTTGAATTTGTACACCATATTTCAATTCTAACTCATATCTGCGAAGAATGCCATCTTGTTCAATACGATCTCGCTCACGATCATCATCCATTATCATTTTTTCACGATCTAATTGCAATTGAGCCGCTTTCTTTTCAATATCAGCTTGAATAGAATCTGCTTGAACTTTAGCCAACATCTCCTCTGGAGTGGGCTTGGGTTCTGGGGCTTCTGGAGCAGTCCAATCAACTGGTAACTGAGCAAAGTAATTCTGAGAATCTTTGATACCAGCTAACTGCAACATTTTAGTTAATGTGTTTGTATACTGTGGCACAGAGACAACAGGATTACTTGGTCCTTGCTGACCGATTATCTGTTCTTGTCTGGCGGCAACCTGAGTTAATAAGGCAATTCTGTCTTCCATCGTTCCATCGCCAACACCGACATTAACAATTACATCCATATTGGCATCCCATGAACGGGGATCAATTGGAACGAATGTATTACGTAAACGAATCATTCTGGCTTTATCTTGATTCTCAATAACGAGTTTCAAAATACCAGTAAACAGCTTACGCAAACCAGTTTCCGCAAAGATACGGGCAATCATCTCAATGTGCTGATGTGCGGCATTAACAGTTGCTGATACTGCGGCTTTGGTAGTGCTTTGTAAAGCATCTGCATCTAACCCTGCGGCAGCTTTAGAAATGCCTGTACGGGTCTGTTTAATGTCATCCAAGTAGTCAAGCATTGGGAATGCTGCCTGACCAACAAAAGGAGTGGTAAATGGTTGAACCATACCTGGCGCTCTCATGCGAATAACAGCACCAACTTCAGTATTCAACACATCTTCCATGTTGGCCTGACCCTCAACAATCGCTGTACGGGGATGGATAGCTTGAGCCAAAGAGTCCAAGATGCCACGTTGGACATTAGACTTGATACGCTGAATATCCATCACTACATCAGCAGGACACATACCAAAAAAGGTATGGGGTTCTGGATCAGGGCAGAAGTCAGCAAACTGGCGGTCATCAACAATTTCGTTTCGCAGAACCTTGTTGCCAGTACCAACAGTACAAATCCTACGCATCTCAGCAATGCCATCTCCATCAAAGTCTACCTTTAAGTAGCCTTCAATGTAGAGAACACTCTTGCTTGATGGATCACCATTGTTTGCGGTACTGATAACGGCAAACGGGTTACGTGCTTGGTACTCTTGATTGTTGTCAAAGTCATTGCCATTACCTGCAACTTCAACCATCTCATCATAGTCATAGCCCATTGCGACCAGATCAGAAACAGTCTTCATTGTGCGGTGGCCCACAAAGGTGGCCTCATCAATGGATTTTGCTCTGCGGTCAATCAGGAACTCTTCTGGGGGCAGAGCCTCAATCTTTACCTTACCTGTCTTGATTCTGCGTTTTATCTCCACATCGTACATCATGGGAGGTGGGATTTGATTTCCTTGTTCATCAGTTGTTGGTTGACTATTGGGAGTCGGATACTCACGAACCGCAGAAATCTCAATATCTGGGTCTTCAGTCAAGAACATCATTGTCTGTTCATCAAGCATAGAGAACGACTCTGCTTTAACTTCAACAGACTCATCCCACCAGTACTTCACAATACCAACCTTGCGTACCAAAGCATCTTTAAATGCCGAGTGGAGAATCTTAAAACCTGGGTTATCACGCTTGAAAATAAAGTCTACATAGTCTGTAGCTTGTTCAGCAGACTGAACATCTTCTGGTCCCTGTGGAGCAAACTCAACCACACGCTCTGGGCCAAAGAAAATACGCATCAGGCTTGGCAGAATGCCTTGCACAGTATCACGTACATCCATTGAAACTACTTGTGAACGTCCGTCTTCTTCGTCACCAAAGGGTAAGCCATAGTAGTACTCAGTAGCCAACGCACGATTGCCACCAATGTCATCATCAATGAAAGAAATAGCATCATAAATTTCAGCAGAAATAACGCCTTGAAGTTGCTCTTCTGACATTACCTCATCACCCTCCATCTCGCCTTGCAGGGTTTCTGCCATCAACATGGGGTTTTCGTTATTCATATAATTCCTTATCGAGAGCCGATATAAGGGAGGATTCCAGATCCAGTATTCTGTAATAGAGAAGGAATGCCACCAACATAATTACTAGCCATACCACCATAGGTGTTACCCATTTGGGGAGCCATGAGAGCTTTTTCATCTTCTTTAGGATTAAAAGAGTATTTAAATGCGGAATTAGCCATGTCACCAATTGATGCATTGGGGTTGGTTATGCCTTTATAGGCTTCCATAGCAGGAGCCATTTGTTGCCCTACTTGGTTTTGCATGAAGCCGCCAATATCTTGACCATAAGAACCAAATAATGATGCTAGTAATTCATTCATTTAGTCTTCCTCATCTTCCATGTCGTATTCGGTTTTAGCCATCATCAACATATTCTGCTGATTCTTGGTCATCTTCTTGGTGATAGGGCCACCAGATAGCCATGCTGAACAGGTACGCTCACCTGCACACTTAAAGTCAAACAGTTCACAGTAGCCTAGATTAGCCGCACCTTGTACGTCTTTAGCATAACCATCAGTCTCTTCGTCTATACCTTTTAGGATACAGTCTAGCATCTCTGGAGTTTGGATAAAGGCAGCGCAGTTACCACAACGCATCTCTTGGACTTCATCAATAGATACTGTCCACATATCAGCTAGGTTCTGCCAGTACTCTTCGTTATCTTCTTCTGGATTGGCAGGACCATAGTCAACATTCTTAATCG